CGCCAGAGGTAGCCTGCCCAATATCAGAGACACCTTGGCCGACTGCTTGCTGTGCTGCGTAGCTTGCTGCGGCATTCTCTTTATTCGCTCCATAGATTTGAGAAGCAAGGCCAGACTGAGCATTGTAAATGTTAGAGAACATATCACCCGTCATCTTTGCTTTCTGTAATCCAATTTCTGATCCTGCTGTCTGGTAGCCAAGTTGCAGTCTTCCTACATCCAATGGTTCTGCCGCTCTAACATCTGCTGTGAATGCTTTAGCAAAATTGTTCCAAGTTGCTGCTATATTGCTAACTATAGGCATTGCTGTTAAAGATTCCATTTGCACAGCACGAGCATTCTCGCCAAGTTGCCTCGCTGCCAACCCTTGTGCTGCTTGGAATCCACCCGCTCGTCCTGCTGTTGCGGGGTTAAATCCTGCGCCTGCAAATTGAGCGACATCGCGCATGATGTTTTCTTTTAAATCTTGACCATAACCGCCCTTCAAACCTTCTTCAAGCACACCCATTGCTTGGTTTATCAACTGCATTTGCCTTTGCCTTTGAGATGTTGCACCGGGTAAAAATTCTTCAAGTTGTTGACGATTATATTCTGAAATCTTACGGCCTTGCTGTAGATTGTAATCGGTGATTTGGCTAGCATCACCGATCATAGATCCAAGGTTGTATTGAGGTGCTTGAACCTCGTTAATCAGTCCTTGGACTTGCTGCTGTCCTTTAACCAATCCCTTAGTAGCCTTGCTCTGCTGCTTTTTGAATTGTTTCGCCGCTGCACCTTGAGCTTTCTTTGCCCTGTCTGCTGCCGACATTGAGATAGCTCCAGCCCCCGCTGCCGCGCCTACAGCTACCACACCCGCGCCAATAGCAAATGCACTGGTATGAAACATCTGTGAATGCTTATCGTTGCCTAATGGGTCTGGTAGAAGAAATCTCATTTTATTAAGTCGGTTCGGTTATGCCGCCACTTTTGAACCCTTCGGTCTTCCTTGGCGATGTGAGGATTAAAGTCTCTTGAAGTGATCGTGTCAATAATTTCGTCTGGATCAGTTAAATCTGTAACATGGCAGGTAGTCCAGATCGTGTCCTTATGAGTATAGAGCATACGCCTCGTTCCTGCTTCTGTGATGCCGCTGTAGCCTGTTTTGTAGCGGTGGGCAGGGATGCCATGATACCAGACAGTCACATCACCCTTCATGATAAAAAATGGATGCGTTGTCAGATGGAGTAAGGTTGTAAGAATTGTATCCTTCGGCATATAGATTTCCCGAATATACATCCCCGGCGTGAACTTATGAACCAATGGACATTCCCGTGGAGGTAGTTTTAGAATCTCAACATCCATCAAGTTAAGTTCGTAGTCTGGATCACCATATCCAACTACGCTCCTCGCATCAAACTTGTCTGGAATTGTCAGTGTCATCGATAAAGAAAGTAATCATTCGGTGATGGTGACAATAGATCAGACCCGATTAAGTTTTCTGCCCGACTGTAGTTAGAGAAGCGGATTGGAGCGGCGGTCGGAATCTCGTATCCTCCCATCTCTTTTTCCTGCTCTTGCACGGCCAATGCCAAGTTAGCCATGAACTCTTGAGCCTTACGATTTTCTCTGGAGTTTAGCGCAAGAACCGCATAGATCATCGCATCTGGAACAAACTCGCAAAGTTCTTTCGGATCGGTTAAATCAAAGTATTTCTTCGAAGCGTAGAGCGTAATACACTCACAAGTCCTCGGTGCTTTGAACCTACGGAAAGTAGGGTTAGCATCATTTGGTTGGTAGATTGCTATCAGCGTCTTTGCTTCCAATGCTGTATCGTAGGCATATACCCGAATCCTGCCTTTGGTTACCGGCTTACTGACTGCCCGAATCCCCTTCACAAGAAGATCAGACTTAGCCAGCGTTGGAGGATTGGCAGTAGTTACCTTAACCTTGTGGTAGGTGTCATACTGGTCTTGCGCTTCAAACATCAACTCTACGCCGATGTCTTCAGCTTCCTCTGCCATTACCCCGATTTGGTATGGATGCGTTGTGTAATCACGGAAGAGGACATGGAGTCCGCCTACTTCAATAATCCCCCTATGGCATGAATGATCCGCATGAAGAGCAAAAGCGTTGGTCGCATTGAACCATTCGTCAGCGAGGCTGGCTGAGTCATTCCCGATCCAAGCAAGTTTGATTTGCTCATAGCGAGAAGGAAGCGTGAAGCAATTATCAACGCAACAAATCTGAACATACTCTTCTTGCGAAGACCATGCTTTCTTATTCCACAGTAGTCGTCGCGCTTGGTTCACGGCTTTAACGGCTCTTTCGTAAGAACATACGCCGCTATCACCCACGAACCCTTTCACGACCTCTACCATCTCTTCGAGGGTATCAGCCATAAGGATTATCGTTTCCGATAATTATTTCTGGTAGCCTTGCTTGGGAGTGCCAGCAGTCGTGTAAACGCTGGGCTTCTTAGAACCAAGGCTCGGCTTGTTGCCCATGGTTTCACGGATCATTCCGCGAGTTGGTGAACCTCCTGATACGAGGCGTGGGTCTGTTCCTTTTAGTGGTGTCATATGTTTATTTTCTTTGTGATGGCTTATGGTGTCGAAGAATGAACCGCCATCCAGTTCAAGCTCGTAATTTCTGCAATGTTGTTATCAACGCGAAATGTAAATCCTGCTGTGTTTTGTGAAACAATAGTGTAGAGCGGCGTTGTCAATGGAGTCCCAGAAGCGTAAATAGGAGTCAATGAGATTCCATAAACAGCAGTTGGTAGGGGAGAACTAAAAGTAATTCCAATGGATGTTGTGTCTCCAGCCGAAATTGGAGAGTATGTTCCGTATCTAACCCTAATTGTTGGATTTAATTCTAAAGCATCGACTCGCGTATCAAGTGCGGTTATCTGCGTTTGCTGGTCAGCAAGGTCTTCGTTGATTTGAGCAACTTGCGCTGGAGTTACATCGCCCAATCCCGGCACATTGATAGTTCCGTTAGTAAGAACCTCATCAATGAATTGCTGAAATACACTTTGCCAGTTACCAGTTGGACAGAAGTCATCTGGAACATTTGGAAACGTAAGTGCTGGAGACGAAGATTGATTGTCCATTAGATTAATTTACGATATTGTAGTTCCAATATTTTTCTTGGCAACACAAAAATGGTTCGCATTCTTGGTTTTCTTCTGGGCAGTCGCCAACCGGAGAGTCATCGTTGTTTTTGATGTTTGCCATCAGTCGCACTCGGTCAACTGTAGCTGCTCCGGTTAGGTTGACTTTGATTTGGAACTCGCTTCCTTCTACTGATGGGATGCCTGCCAAGTCATTGCACTCACTTGGGTCTGGTGTGTTAAACTTGTAGCGTTTATAGCGATTACCGCCCCGTTGTGGGAAGCATTCAGTTACTTTAGGCGAGCATGGATCACACCCGAATGTCGTAGGCACTTTCAGTTCTGACCAGCAAGGATTAGAGTCGGCGCGGAAATCGACATAGCTATCTACTTCACCTTTAATCTCACTCATCCACATTTCTCCACCAGTGATTTTTTTACGGAGGAACTTGTTGGTAGCCCCGCTTCGGTTGAAATCATACCTGCCAGTTGTGAAGAAGGATTCAATCTGCCTGCTTCCATTTGGCCCATAGTCGTCGCCTTGAGCTATTGTGAACTCGTAAAGTCGGTTCTTGTTGTCTTTGTCGAATGAGAATCCGAATCCCCGTTTTTCACCTTGGATCAGTGCAGTCAGAAGTTGTGTTGGTCTAATGCCTGTCCAAATTCCATTCCAACGGAAAGAAAGTTGTGCGTCTGGTGCAGGTGAAGAAGATTGGTCAAGATCGAGAACTACCATGCCCCTATGATACCTGTTCAGTCCTTCTACACCTTCTGCGCGGTAGGTCTGTGGCGAAACTGTGCTGATGATGTAGTTATCAAAAAACATTGTAGAAGCGAATTGCTTCAGCCAAGGAGTGTCATTCTCGACCCACTTGTTTACTTCCCTCGAAAGTTTACGAAGCGAGAAGTATCTTGCAAATTCAGATTGGCTATTAGAGTAGAATGCCCAACCATCATGTGATCTAAACCAAAGCTCAGAGTTGGCTAATCCAAGGTATGGCGATGTGCATCCTCGCCCAAGGAGTGAGATGCGTTGGATATTCGATGTATTCCATTGGCTTCTTGGTAGAGAGACATCCATTGAGAATGCTCCGTTACCAGTAAGGACTACAAGCTCACCTTGCCCACGGAGGTTGGTTCCGATCTGTGGCATGACCTTCATCCCTGTGATATTCCCCATCATGGCTGGAGTAGAGAACGCGCCACCTTCTGCCCAGTATCCTATCTCTGTGAAGTTCTCCGTATTCTTTGTGTCGGTGAATCCACCACCATAGATGATGTCAGATGCGTAGATTTGATTGAGCCTATCAGCTACGAAGACTCGCCCGAAGGCATATTCCATGATCGTTCCAATCGGCATCTTTGCCAAGTATGGGTTCAGTCGGTAGGCAGGTAGCTTGACTGTTCCTGTTCCCGTTCCTCTTTGAGTGTCTGTAATAACTGCTGTGAACTTAACTCCAATCGTATTGGATGGCGCACCGATCAAGGTAAAGTTGGTAGTCCCAACTGATACAATCTCGCAGTAGTCTCCATTTTGGATTTCGCTTGCTGTCAGCGTTCCTAATACTCCATCCCATGCTATGGCATTTTGGTAGCCATTTTGGATATACGCCCGATCTTCGGCTTGCACAAACCATGTGTGCATCATGCCCGGATCGTTACCCTCGATAATCTTGTAGGCAAACGCCCGATTGTTTACCATCTTCAGAAAGTAGATAATCCCAGATACCGATAGCAGGATACCATCGTTTGTTCTCAAGTTGGTTGAACGATATGGATACGCACCTTGGAAGCTGCCACCAAGAATATCGTTAACGATAGTCTCGGTTTGTCCGTCTCCAGCGATAATTGAGATGTTCCGAATGCTTGGCCTTGTCCGGTTAATGCCACCTCGGAATGTCCTATTTACCGACTCTGATACTACAGACTCTGGTAAATACGATGGATGAGTATCTGCGTCTTGCGCGATGATACTTGTGAATCCATCAAAGACTGATCCTTCGGCTGGCATTATACAACAATACGAAGTTCACCAGTAGAGGTTTTGTAAACATCATCAGCAACCAATCCACCAGAAATGGCAGCAGCGTTGTTGGCGTAAGTAGATAGCCCTTGCAAACGAACTATTCCGTTTACATGAAGTTTTCTTTGCGGATTATCTACATTTATTCCTACATTTGCAGAACCCGTGGTATTTGGAAGCAATCTAATATGTCCATTTACACTTGTTCCACTTGTTGTAATATAACCTCCAGCAACATCTGATCCAATTCTAAAATCGTAATCATCCGTTACTGGAGCTTTAAGATCAATAAATGCCCCTGTAGTTCCGCTTACTTCTATAGAACCCAATCCAGATGTATTTATTACATTTAATGTATTTGCAGTAACCGCGCCAGATGCCGTTACACTTGCTGCGGTCACTGCCCCAGTTGATGCAAGTGATCCAACGCTAACCGCTCCAGTAGTAGTCAATGGTTGGCTACCAAGATCAACTGGGCCAGATTGAAGAACACTATTGAGTGTAGCAAACTCAAGCAGTCCGGTTGAATCTTTCCTTAAAACAGTTCCGCTCGCTCCGTTTGTCCAAGTCAAATTACCAGCACCATCAGTCTTCAAAACTTGTTGGGCTACTGGAGTCTGAATTGTTTTCTGGCAAGCAGCAGAGTCTTCCACTACCAATCGTTTACCATTGGCAGTTGTTTCAAGTGGTTCACACAACAACGGATATTCCGTGTCGCATGGTGGGCAGGGTGTGCAGTAGCTCATAATATCGTTAACGATAGTTTAATCAAGGAAGGATGCGTTGACAAGTGTTAAATTTGGATGCGTATAGTCGAGCCATGCTGTTGCAATGCTGGTTGGATTGTCAAACCATGCGCGTAGGTTGATGCTTTGCCAGTATGAATCCCAAGCATAGAGTTTGTTTGCACCAGTTGGGTAGAGGTAAACGCAGACTGCGTGACCCCAGTCTTTCGTCTGGATTCGCAGCACACGGGTCTGTATCGACTTTTCTTTGAGTCCTTGCGCCATTGCTATTGCTTCGGGAAGACAAGCATTCCTGTAGCGTCCTGCGAACGATGGTTGCTCAACTGGAAGCGTAGTGCATCCAGCAAGTGCAACGATAGCAATGGCGAGAAGTGATCTCATTCGACGATTACGGATAGTTGGTCTTGAATAAGGTCAACTAATGCGGCGTTTGCTGCGGTTGTATTTTCAACAGAGACTCGCAATTGACATATTGAATTGCTTGTGTCTTGAGTTGGGCCAATTGCCAATGTAGAAACAAGTGACTCATTGACATACACCTTAACATTTCCAAGTCCATCGCTATAGGCTTTAAGACTCAACCTGAAAGGTGTATGTGTGGCAAGTGTTGCAGAAGTGTTCAGTGTCGCAACTCCTGCTGGCGTATTAATTGTTTCAAGTTTGATTGCCCCACCCTCAATTAAAAATCCAAGACCAGAAAATGCAGCATTTGTTGGTGTCATTGGCCCAACTGTGGTGCTTGCAGCATCAACTCCACCGAGTTGGATGCGAATGCGATCAGTTGAAACAGCACTCATCTGACCTTGCCAGATAAGCCAGACGGGGCGGCTGAATTGTATGCCCATTGAGTTTCCTCCACCTTTAGCAAAATATATGCCTTGGTTGGGATTAGCGCGATACAATGCACTTGATCCTGCTGTTCCACCAGTATTCAACCTTGTCCATACTGGAGTTTGAGTAGATGCTGCTGATGCACTCCCAGTAAATGTATAAACAGAACCAGTAATCGGCAGATTCCATCTTTGAACTTGCAATGGAGCAGTAGAAGGAACCAAGGGAATTCCTGTTCCGATAAAAATTGGATTCGCTATTGTCGTAGTTGCCATAATTTAAAATTATTAAATGTCTAAATAAAATCCACCATTTAAAATTGCATTAGAAGAAGTTGCTCCAAAAAATTGTATTAAATATGTTTTTTGATAAATGTTATTTGATGTCATATTTGAAAAATAAATTTGTTTTTCAAATGTGACAGAACCATTCCAAACAGAAAAATCTCGGAGAAAATTTGAAGCAGTATTGTTGTAAACTTTATCAAGAGCAGTCGGGGTAACCCATCCATTCCCTCCTCCACCTTCATTTAATACAACCCAAATAGAACTCGTTCTAATTGCCCCTTCTCCGTATGGACTATAATAAAATGAAAGTCCATTAATATTAACCCCTCCTCTTGTTGACCAGTATGCATTAAAACCAATCCAAAAATCAAAGTTCAATGTAACATTATTACCAGAAACATTTGTTATTGGAAAAGACCAAGCGACTCCACCATAAAGAATAGTTCCGCTTCCACTTGTTGAAATTCCTGTTGCATTATTTAATGTCAACACATTTGAAGAATTCCCAGAAATTGTTTTTGTCTGCTCAAAATTGTAATTTGCAGAAAGATTATTATATGAAACTGTTGGATTTCCGTTAACAATATTTATTCCTATCAATTGTGCAGTCGTCCAATTTGAAGATACTGTTGGGTTGAACCCTTCAAATAATCTTTGTGCATTTCTTGAGTTGCAAGAAATTGAATTATTTGAAATAACATCTTCTGGAAGATTCCAACTTGATCCAATTCCAGTTTGGCATCCAGAAATTGAATTGTTGGTAATTTTTGTTTGACCTTGCAATGACCAAATACCAGTAAATGAAGACAATGGAATATCATTAGGTCTAATATTATTAACAGAAATACCTGTTATATTATTATCTATTTTATTGTCTGATATATTTATTGCTGGTCTAAAATAATAACAATCCACCAAAATTGCAAGCGATCCAACTGCCCAATTTGCTGTTTGGGTTGGTGGATTGCCATAGTATTTGCTAACTCCAATAACTTCATTATTTGAGATATTTATGTAATAATTATCTTTTTCTGTTTGATTTTTTATTGAAGCATTAACTTGAATTCCTTCAATCGCATTGTTTTTGCAAACATTATTTGTAATCGTTTGAACGCTTTTAATCCCATTAGTTTCAGCGTATCTCAAACTTGTTACTGAGGTTCTCAATGATTGAGCATATATCATCCCATCTGATGCTCTTTTTGACAAAGGATATGTAGAAGTCAATGGATTAACATTGGCGAATGTTGAATCGAGCAATCCATCGTAGTAGTTGTTTGTAAAATTCAAATTCCAAAAAGAACATAAAACTCCTACAAATGGGTGATCACCACCACCATTTGGTGCGTCCCAGTTTCCACCAATAGACCAACTTCCATAAGTATAAATAAAATTACAACCAGAAATGTCGCCTTTCAATCCACTTGTTTCAATTCCATCATAAAAATCAATGAAATCTACATTTCTAACATAAAAATTATCTAATGGAAATTCATATGGATTATATGTCGGACGATTAATATTAGTGATTCCAGTTGTTTGCTCTTGCGTTGTATTGTCAAGAATTCTAAACCCATGCGGATCACGCATTGTCAAATCAAACAATTCAAATGAAATCCAACTTGTTTTTATGAAGAAAAGTCTAAAATCACTCGGATTCCGTAAGCTCAAAGTAGTGGCATTTTTGCCTTCTCCGTAAATTGAAACATCTTTTGTTATTTCAATACTGGATAAACGATATGTTCCCCTTGGGAAGTAAATTGCTGCTCCTGCTGGCGCAGCAGTGATTGCGGCTTGAATTGCGGAAGTATCGTCAGTGGTTCCATTGCCTGTCGCGCCAAAATCTTTGACATTGATTATATCTGCTCCGCGAGTAACAAGATTGCGAGCGGTTGGAGTGCCTGTGACTTGGTAATTGGTATTCTCGTCAAACCCAGCTACAAAATCTACCCAAATACTTCCGTCCCAAACATACATTGTGTCGTCTGTAGTATTGAAATACAAAGCTCCAACAACAAGTGGATTGCCTTCGTTATCTACAGTTGGTGCGGTTGCTTTTGCTCCCAAGTAAAGTGATTCAAATCCCTCTACTTGATCTGCTGCGTGTTGAGCTATGCGAGCATAGTATGCAGCTTTATTGGCAATCTCATTCATCGCGTCCGCACTTGGGCCGCATGGGTTACATTTAGAACTTCTGGAATTTGAGCAACTCATAATATCGTTTACGATAATTTAATCAAGAAAGTTTGCGCTGACAAGAGAAATTTTAGGGTAGGTATAATCAAGCCAAGCATTAGCTATGCTTGTAGGATCGTTATACCATGCGCGAAGATTGACTGATTTCCAATAGCTATCCCAGACGTAGAGTTTATTCGCGCCAGTTGGGTAAAGGTAAACGCAGACTGCATGACCGAAGTCCTTAGTCTGGATTCGCAGCACACGGGCTTGTATATCGCTTTTCTTTAGTGCTTGCGTCATTGCTATTGCTTCGGGCAAACAAGCGTTTTTGTAGCGTCCTGCAAACTCTGGCTCGGCTACTGGAGGTGTAACACATCCAGCAAGAGCAAGTATAGCTATGGCGAGTATGAATTTCATTTGGCTTCTATAATTTCGTAGTCGTAAATTTTTTTATTATTTTCGTATCTATCAAAATAAAATCTAATCCAATACGCACCCGTTGGCTTCGGAGGGCCACCGCGCTCAACATGCCATCCACCATATCCATCCACAAACTCTTCTTTGTATCCTCCAGTTTTGATATGAGTTTGTCTGAATTGTTCAATAATATCTTTTTGATTCAATTTGATTCGCTGAATCGGAACTGTCCAAGAGTCGTGCGTGTGACCCGATACAACAAAATCAGCATCAGCAACATACACTGCTTGCCTATTTGTTTGTATAACCCCTCTGGTTACAGGCCCACCCCCACCACTCCCGTGGAAATACCAAAGTTTGTATCCTTGAGTTGAAGCCAACTTTTCATTTGTTTTATTACCATAAATTGAAAATCTAACAAACCCAGAATACCCACCTCTGCGAGCTATCCCACCACTACTTCTCAGTCTTTCAACTAATCTTTCACCAAGATCAGTTTCGCAGTTTTTCTGAATTGAACTCTCATGATTTCCCGCCGCCCTTACAGTGAGTATTTTTTTGTATGGCTCAAGATACTTTGCTGCCGTTTCAACTAGCGAATCTAAATAATTTCCAGTCGCGTGTTCTGGGCGCAAATCTTTTTTGCTACTTCTCTTGTCATACTTGCCTTGCATTGCACAAAAAAAATCCCCTGCATCAATTACAGGGGCATTTCGAGCCAAGGCTAAATCCAAATGCTTTTTAAATTTTGCTCTGTCACACTTGGGATTGTCCCAGTGAACATCACTCTGAAGCAAAACCCATTGTTCATCTCCAACCCTCGGGAGGTGCATTTCAATAACGTGAACATTTCTACTTACTTGTTTGAAATTCCACTTTGATTTTTTCATATTTTATCGTTTACGATAATTCTGTTAATAGATATGGAATCGTTTTTTGGTTGTATCTACTCATTTCTGAATAGACGAGGTTGATGAATCCTTCCCATTGGGCGGGGTAGATAGTTTGGCAACCAAGCGATGAGGTTGTATTATATCCCCCTTTGTGGATATTAATCGCGACCCCAAGCGACTCACCCTCAGAGTCTCTAAAGACGGGAAGAGTCTCATTTGGCGTAGCAGGTCTAAGTGCCGGATACCCGCCACCCGGTTTACTAATTCCGTGCTTACCTTTCTTGTAGCGATGAACGCCCGGTAATAATGAAGCAATGCCTTTTTTAAAAATCGACGGATCAGTATTAGCGTTAAAAGTAGCATGGCACGATGGTGATAGTAGGATAATGGCATCATCATAAATGTTTCTTTGGTTGCCTGATGGTTGAAATGTTTCAGAATAATACCCCCTAATACCGATTAAAACAACTCTGTCTTCTATTCCTGCTTTTATAGCCATAGCTAAAGATTTTTCTTTAGCTTGTTGAGGTCTTGACTTTGGAATCATCATATATTACTCTTCATCTATGAAGACTTGTTGCAGATGTAAAACCGAAAAAGAATTGAACGAATTTGTTAAATCCTCCAGATCGAAAGATGGATTTTCTAACAGATGTAAGCATTGCCATAGAATTGCAAGCATTAAATCGTGTAGAGATAATCCAGATGGGAGAAAAGAATCTTACCAGAAATATTACGAAACACACAAACAAGAACATATGAAAAGATGTGTTTCTTGGGCTAAAAGAAATGCACAAAAAGTTAGAGAGATCAGGTTGAGGTGTTTTAAAAATATGACACAAGATCAGATTGAAAGACTCAATCAGCACAGAAGAAAATCCACAATACAGCAAAGACAAAAATTCCCTGATAAATATAAAGCAAGAAATAAAGTTAATAATGCTATTGCCAGAAATAAAATCCCCAAGGTTTCCACATTGCAATGTATAAATTGCGGGAATCAAGCACAACAATATCATCACCATAATGGCTATAATATTGAACATTGGCTCGATGTTGTGCCTATGTGTATTCCTTGTCATTCTTTGGAGAAATAATACTCAACCCTTTCGGATTACATTGATTAAACCAACTAATCCCAGTCCAGCTATAAGAATTGCTTCTTGAAGCTCCGGTTCGATCTTAACCCCAACTGCCGTAGCAATCAGAATCAAGCCGCGCCAAGTCGAATTTTCACTCAACTTCTCTAACAATGTTTCTACGATTTTCATTTCTTTGTTCCTTTTGGTTCCGGAAGCTCGTAAGTGAGCCTTCCGTAGTCTGTTTGTAAAGATACTCCAAGTGTAGTGCAACTTGTCAAGAATGCAATTGCAAGAAATCCGAATGATACCAAAATCATTCCAAGGGCAATTTGTTTAGGATTCATTTATTTTTATTCCAGCTTCTCACTATAACGGCAAGTGATCCAATTCCTACAGCAATACCTACCAGCAAGGAAGCTATTCTTAACCAAGCTTCCACTTCTGGAAGCATTGATATTCCAACTGAAGTTGCCGTTGCTAGTATTCCGGCAGCACAAGCATTAAATGATGGCGTGTCCATATTTTTTCAATCTTACAAATTCATTCAAATCTTCATTTTCTGGATTTTCATTTATTATTGAAAAATCTACATCTTCCATTTTTGTTGCATAAGTTCCATTTGGAGGAGTCCATTTATTTCCATCCCCGTCCCAAACAACAATGTTTTCCATGTAGTTTCCAATGCTGTTTATGATAACCCAGATATTCGTATTCATAAATTAAAAATAGGTTGTGATGATTGCGAGTCCCGCGCCACCAGTTCCGCCTGTGCCTGATTGAGTGCCGTCCTGAGTCGCGCCACCACCGCCGCCGCCGCTTGCGGGGAATCCGCCATTGCCACCGTTACCGCCTGATGCTGTTACGGATGACCCGCCGCCACCGCCACCTGATCCTACAGCAAATAAGCCAAGTGCTGCATTGGTATTATCAAGGCCATTTCCACCATTGCCGCCTCCAAGTGTTCCAGCTACCCCCCCTGCAAGATTAAGTGCCATTGAGCGTCCGCCGCCGCCGCCAGCTACCTGCGAATTACTGACTCCTAATCCACCGCCACCGCCGCCGCCTGCTCCACCATATTGAGATGTTGCAAGCACACTTAAAGGCGATCCAGCAACACCAAGGGCTCCATTGGCTCCAGCGGCCCCCCCGTTATTTGCTTGCATTGAACCGTTGCCAGCAGCGCCTGCTGCTGTTGTTCCACCGTTGCCCGGCGAGCCTCCATACGCGATTATCGAATTAAATGTTGTGATTCCGCCAGCCATGCCGATATTACCATTTGCCCCTGTTCCAGCCTGTGCCGCACCGCCAGTTCCGCCTGCGCCAATAGTTACAGTTTCTGTTGCGCTTAAAACGCTTGCTGGTAGGGTAATGTTAATATACGATCCCCCGCCTCCTCCTCCTCCGCCGCAACGTGAAGTTGAAATTATATCTTTTCTTCCGCTGCCGCCGCCCCCGCCGCCACCAAAAAGCTGGACATTGACAGAGACAGCCCCATCAGGTTTTGTCCAAGTCGTAGAGGAAGTATAAATTTGAGTAACAGAAGCACGCGATGTTAGCGTTCCAGCGGAAAACACAAGGTTTCCAGCAACACTTAATTCTTCAGCAACGCCTGTTCCAGCAGTTGTTCGGCCAAGTAACCTGTCTGTAGCCATGCTGGTAGAGATGTCTGGTGTTGCCCCACCAGAGCTTGTGATAGGCGAGGTTGCGGTGACAGAGGTGACTCCCCCTCCTCCACCACCTCCACTTTGAGCGGCTTGGTAAATTTCGTAAAGCTGACCATCAATTGTCAGGCTACTAAAACATTCTTTTGATTCGATTGGCATAATTATTGTTTTTTAATCCAAGTTGGTAGTTGGGTTCCATTCGGTAGCATCGCGCTCCACTCCCAGTATGTTGGTTTTTTCGGATCGTTCGGCGTTGGCACAAGCGTAACCCCCCACTGCATAGGTCGCGTCTTGCCGCCTTCTGTCGTGTCCCAACAAAACCACGGAAGGCTATTGTCTCGGAGTTCGGTTGCTCGGTAGCGTGGCATTGTCTGGTTCATGGCAGTCCGAGTCCTTGGCCGAGGGTGGATTTGTAGAGGGCGTAAAGCGCAGCGGAATTTGCGCTTGCTGAGTTTCCGAATAAGGCGAAAGATATTTTTCCGTCAAAGTATAGCGTTCCAGTAATCGTTGTGCCAATGCGCAGCGTGTGTGTTGCATCCTGATTTGGCGTCCTTGCGGCTCCTGTTGTGAATGAGCCTGCGTCTATGTTTGCGCGGATCAAATCGCTTTCGGAAAACATCTGAAATGCCTTAAATGTGTTCAGACTATTGCCGGAAACATTGTAAAGAGTTTGAGCGGTTCCGTCGCTGATTTGTGGTTGAGATGTGGTAGTCGTTGCCCGAAGCGCCCACGAAATATCGGAAAGCGAGTCGTTTAATTTTCCGCGCCCAAATAAATTTGCATGCGACCCACTGATTGATGTCGCGTTTTGCACAGTCATTGCATTAAAGGGAACGGTTGTCGGAGAGAAAACGAGCGAAGTGGAAACGTCGATGCGCTGGTCGGAAGCAGATGCAAAGTTCACCCCATCCGCCCCCCAAGTCGGCCCGTTGATGAGCGTTCCGTTATATGTCCCCAGCCCGCCCAGCGAGTAAGCAGTTGAGCCTGTGCCTGCGTTCTGCGAGCTGCGGAGCGGCCAGCACACCATGCTGCTCCAGAGGCCGAGAGCTTTGATTCCTTTTACAAAATTGTTGATGCCTTGAATATCAGTTGCCCCGCTTACATCAATAAATGCTTGGGCGTCTGGATCAATACCACCGCCCCATGCTCGCCACAGATTATACAATTGATAATCTATGGTCATCTCATTGAAGCATGGCCTTGATGGAATTGGGTAACCGCTATTACCAGACAATACTTCGGCAATATCAAACAACTGGTTGTCCAGTGTCTTTGACATGAAGCATTCTCTGGTGATAGGCATAATATTTTATCGGTTACGATAATTACAATGCGAGTTCAAGCGCGCCGTTCAGAAGAAACAATTGCTGGTCTTCGGTTTTCTGCACAAAGCAATTCTCGGTAATTGGAGATCCGCCACCATACAAAGTAAGCGCATCATAAAACTGATACATCTTGGCGGAATCGCTCATAGCATCATAACAGCCATAGGAAACGATACTGAAAATAACTGGAACCGTTTTTAGCGCGGCTTGAGCTTGGATCGTTTGAAGAAGTGGGTAGGATTTATTGCGGTAGTCGATGTCAGTGAAACAGGCCATAATTTAGAAAAGGGGTTAGGGTGAGGAAGTATTTACTTCCCCACCCAAGGTTGAGGTTTAGTAGTAGATACCGACAACGTAGGCGTTCACATAGAGCGCACCAACGCGGCCAGCAGTATCAGCACCGGAGGTAACGTTTGCGCCAGCATTTGCGTAGGTGAAGGTAGTTGCGTTAACAACCGTGACTTCAGCCTGCACAGCATTGAACGTAGTGTCGGTCATGCTGGCAATCGTGATCGTGTCACCCGTGGTAAAACCATGGGCAGCACCAGTAACGATTGTAGCAACGCCAGCGGTGCGAGCGCGGGTAGCAGTAGCTTGACCAGCACCAACAGTGGATTTCAGCAAGCGGAGTTTACCAGCACCAGTGATGACATAAGGATTGGCAGCAAGCGCAAGGGGGTTATAGCGTCCTTGGTTATCCAAAGCGTCAGTGATAGTGAGGGAAGCCGAGATGTTTTCGCCAGTGGTTCCATTGTCCACGATCACGATTGGATCAGTGGCAGTGGTTCCGCGAGCGTAGGCAGTCTCCAGAATGATGCTGGTTGGGAAGAACTTAGTGTCTTCGTCATTGAGAACGAGGAGGTCAGTGTCTCCAGCAGCGAGTAGGTTTACAGGAATCGGGCCAAACAGGTTGACGCGATCATAAGCGAGTGGTCGAGAATTAGACATATTTTGTATTTTGTTTAAGGTTATGGGGAGAGGCTTTAATAGCCCCTCCCCTTATTTAACTTAGGAAGGCACAACAATGTCGCCCACACCAGCGCAGCTATAGCAGTCCTGATTGTTCTCAGGAACGATGTAGCTTTGAACTGGGCAGCAGGAACCATAGAGGTTCTTGCTCTGAGGCATACGATGCAGGAAGGTGTGCATGATGGTTGGGTCTTTGACTTGTGCAGCCAGACGGAACTGGGCTTGATAGAAGCCCGATTTGCGCCAGCGGTTGCACTCCCAATCTGGGTTCTTCCATTCCCAATCACCAGCGTAGTTCTGGGTCATTTGTTGGGCTTGGCCGTATCCAGTCGAGGATGGCATTGTCCATTTGCACATTGCTTTGTTGACCATAGCAACCGAGACGCCGAAGTCGGCAGTGCGGTAAGCGCGGTTAGGAATATAAGCGCATCCGTTTTCAAGAACAGTCTTGATGTAACGAGGAACGCGAACGAGACGTGCCCATGTAGCAGGATCAGCCGCATTGAATGTAGCGAGTCCAGCATTGAAGGCAGTGTCAGCGTTGAAGCGAGCAGCGTTGATGTCGTAACCAAAGGCGTAGTCGCCGATGATACGATTGATGCCGAGCTTCAGACGGGTAAGACGCTCATCAAAGTCGGTGTTTGCATCCCAGTAACCATTGTTGCGCTTGGCTTGGAAGTAAAGCGCACGGCCAACTTGAGGATCAGGGATAACGATGTCGAGCAATGGCTGGCCAGTCGCGTCTTGGAGGTCAAGGCGGAAAGCGTCATCTTCGTCTTGGAGGTCAACGAGTGCATCGTCGAGCATATCAAGCGAGAGATAAGCAATCTTGTTGAGGTCAGCAGGAGCGAGCTTAACGCGAATCGCGCAGAGGTCGTAACCGGCTTCGTTGTTGAGCGTATGTTCTGGAACAAACCAAGCTTGGTCATCGACCAATCCGCAGTAGGTTCCGTCATCCGTGGTGATGCCCATCCATTTGTGTCCAGCCCCGCCGATGTAGTTGGAGCGAAGGAACTCTTCGTGGACATTCTTGGTGATGCGAGCATTCGACTCTTCGAACTGAAGAATTTCTTCAGCGGGGAAGAGGCGATAGAGAAGGCTCTCAACGCAAATCCAGTCAGTAGTCATCTCTTTACGGAGAAGCTCGAAAGTGTAGCTCTCAGTGCCGGGACGCTGAATGACTTCTGGTTTGCTATCGCAAGAATCAGTCTCGCAGTAGGTGTCGGTGATCTGACGGAAAGGAGCGCAAGGATCGTGGAATCCACGGCCAAAGCGGAATGCTTTCTGTTCAGTTGTGTGGTTAAGAGGCCATGCTTGCTCCTCGAAACGGGTGAAATATGCAGAGTTGGTGACGAGCTTCTTCACATAGAGGTCGTTGAAATACTCGCGGCCCTCACGGAAGAAACTATCAATCTCAGCACAAGAATTGAAATATAGTTGATCTGACATTTGATTTTGGTTTGGTTTAGTTTTAGTTTAGTTCACAAACGCAAAAGGCCCGAAAGCCCCAAGCGAATGCTTGTTGGTTTCGAGCCGGAGTTCAACCCTCGGTGTCTCTTGCGAGACCAGTCCGGAAACAGATTTTCATGCGAGTTCTGATACTCGCCAGTTAGGGTGCAACTGAATCACTAATTTTATCGTAAACGATAATTTCGTCTATCCCTTACACCGCACACTGCAACTAACCATTTACTATGTCAAGCAACTTTTTTAAAAAAATGAAAAGGGGAGTAAGTTTTACCTTACCCCCCTTCCAGCTAACAAGAATGTCGAGCTTATGCGGTCGCCCTACCTTGTGGAGAGAACCTAGCCAATTTACTGGCAAGTCCCTCACTAATACTCATTCTTGGTTTCTGGGAATCTGATGCACTTGGCGATGAAGAAATACGCGACGAGCCTTTGAGTTGAGCGATGTAATCGTCTTTCTCTTTGACCATCTCTTGGTATGCCTTTAGTTGTGCTTGGATCTTCTGGTATGCACGACCTTGGTGGATCAGGCGGTTCATGTCCTCAACCGATGCCTGTTCGTTGGTTTGCTGTGTAGCAGCCAACGCAATAGCTTCATCACGGGAAATGTCATACTTGATTCCCTTCTCCTTCATGTAGTCAGCAATCGTATCTGGGATTTCAGTAGCCTTGTCAATCTCCTGCTGAGTGTTCTTGTATCCTTCACGCCATTGATTTAGATACTTGTTTCTGCCTTCTTGTTCTTTTTGTTTAGCGGTTTGAAGGATATTCTGCTTGGTTTCTTCAAAGTTGACAAGGGCTGCGTGATGCTTTTCAGTTGAATTTACAAACTTATTCCATTGTTCAACAAATTGATACTTTTCAAAATCAGATAAGTAAGGCTCAATTTCTTTTAATGCTTCTTTTCTTGCTTGCTTTGCCGAAACAACTTCCTCTTCGGTCGTGGCGCGGAAGATGGCGGCGTTTGCGTTGACAGCATTGTTAAATTCCCTAAGAACATTTGCGTCATTTTCAACAAACTGTCGCGCAGTATAGTAAGTGCTGTTGACAGGATCGAGGTAAGTCTTTTTGAAATCTGGATTACTTGTGATGTCATGGAAGTCCAGTTTACCCCGAAGGTCTTTGATCTGCTCTGATAGTTGTTGCTCAATGTCCAACTTCTCTTGGTTCGCTTTGTTGAGTTGTTCTTGGTAGTGGTTGGCTTCCTTAGTCGATGTTGACTCTGAGACCATTCGCTCAAGCTCTTGGATTTTGGTTTCAAACTTGGGAATTTCGTCTTTCTTGTATTTCTCCAACTCTTCTTTGAGCTTTCGGTTTTCTTCGATTTGTCGCTCAACAAAGCCTTTTTTCTTTCCTGTTCGGTCAGATGTGATTTCAGCTTCGGTAACTCCCGCCACTGGTTCTTCTGGTTCTTCTTCATTGTATTTTGGTATTCCAAGGTTAGGATCACCAACATTGGTAGCACTTGGCTTGCCCTCGTCGGCTTGTTGTTTGCTGAACTTTTTAAGGAAGTCAGATGTGTTGCCTTTAATCGGAACTTGAGGTTTGGCTTGCAGTTCTTTGATTACGTTTGCTGTGTCGTTGGTGTCCATAAATTAGATTTCGTCAAGGTCTGGGTCAATCGTGTTGCCTGTCGGTTCTTCATGCTTTCGAGTAGCTTTTGTTTTTTTGAATGCTCCTTGCTCTTCAGTTCCAATAGCTTCAATAGTTTTGATTGCATGGATAAGCGTGGTTACTCCTTCGGGCGGGTTTACATTAAGCAACAAGTAAGCCTGTAGTTTGTTCCAATCTTCGTGTGAGGTTATTGCTGCACATAGGGATTTTACTTTTTCGGTTGTCATTGCATTGGTGTGATATTGTTTTCCACTTCTTCAGTTTCTTCTGGAGTCTCAACCTCTTCGGTTTCCTCTTCCTCCATTTCCTCCGGCTCTTCTTCTTCCATCTCTGGAGCCTGCTTGCTTTGCATTGCTGCTTGCTTGGCCTTCTCTTTCTGAATCTCAGCGCGAGCTTTAGCCTTCTGAAGCGCGAGTTGGGTAATGCCTTGTTCTTTACGCTGCTCAGTGCGTTGAGCGTGGCTGATAGAAGCCTTGCCCACCGAAATATCAGCGAGTTTCTTTTTGGTGTCGATTTCGATACCAGACTTAGCAGCGAGGTATTGAAGTTTGATGTCTTCCTCGGAGTTAGGTTGACCTTGCTTCTGAGCTTCGGCTTCAGCCATCTGGACGTAAATTTGCTGGAGTTCATCAGCCATCTTCTGAGCTTCGTTCATTCCTTGCATGAATTGTTTCAAGAAGTCCTGTTTGGATGGGTCTTTGCTGATATACTCAACGTGAGCCATGATGTGACCACCTTTGAATTTAATTGAGCGAACTGCCTTGGAAAGCTCTGCAAGCTCTGGTTGACCTTGCTGCACAGATTGCAGGATCATCTGCAACTGCATCATCAGATCCTGCAAGTGACCAACTGCGTGTTCGATATGTGGATCAGTTGGGAACACAGGGAAGTTAGCAGGATTGACAAACGCATCAGTCATGCCAGCGTTTTCAAATCCAATGATACGAGCAGTATCGTCAATCTTGCTTGGCTTGATATTCCGATAACGAGCTACGTTGTCTCGCCCTGATAGTGCCGCGATTGCGTCTTTAACGGCATTCTCTTGTCCTTCGTTAGCTGGAGTGATTGCTGTGATGTTCAATAGCTTCTCTGCTGTGATGAGTTTGAATGACGGGCTACCGGCTCCGTTGATTAGATTAGAACGGATGCTGGTGATGTTCTTCCAAGCAGCAGCTTCTTTCGGAGTGCCAAGCTCTTCAAGAATCTCATAGAACTTCTTAACAAACTCATACCCATCATCGCTAGATTTCGCGTTTACGAATCGCTTGTAGAGTTGTTTGAAGTAGAGGGTCTGACACTCGTTGAATCGGCGGATCTGAGTTCCAGATAGTTTAGCCGACTCAGCCGCATCCAATTCTGCTTCGCCTTTCGTGCGCTGGCCACCGCTGTTAGTAGGCGCGTTGATACGATACTGCCCCATGCCCCTATACATATCTCCCATGAAGAATTGCATGAAGCTCATGCTTTCTGCTACAGGGAGTTGGAAGCGGTTCTGAATAAATTTAGCACCATCTGGCATTACGCTGATTGGCAACCATTCCATCTGCTTCAACATCTTCGTTGAATCTGGCCCTTGACCCTCAATCATCAACATGGAGTTGAGGCGCACAGCATCAACCAATGAGTTCATCGTGAAGTCATACTGACGGCAGGCAACAAACGCCGACTCCGCTTGGCTCTTGATGTCTTGGAAGAGTCCGCTGCCCACCGAATCAGTAAGCATATACAGAATCTCGTCCCATGATTTGTAGAGTCCAATCTTCAGCATCATAAACCCATGCTGGCTTCTGACATCATCATCGCTGATCTTCCCTGCTCCTTTGATGTTGGAGTTGATGTAGTCCGAAATCGGCTGGTAGTCTTGGAGGATGATTGCTTTGGAAATTGTGCCGTCAAACTCCCTCCAGTAAACTTCGTAGAGGTCAATCTTTTGATTCACCGATAGTGACCAGTTAAACCCTGACTCGCTGATTGTGCGGAAGAAATCTTCACGGGTTTTGCGGTTGTTACTGAATGCGCGGTGGAATCGGATAGCATCAATTGCTGCGTCCACATTCCATCCCATTGCTTCAGCCGCAGCGCGGTTCTCGATCTTCTTGTAGAGTTCGTATGGAGTCAATCGAACACGCCTAACAAACTCTTCTAGGTTGGAAAAGTCGATCCGAATATCATCTGGGAAAAGGAGGTCGGAAAGGTAAACGTGTTCTGGCATCCATCCCAAAGGAGAGTCCCACATTCCGATTCCTTTTCCATAGAGCAACATTTCTTCCAAGTCTTGCTCTGCGTTGTAGAGATACCCCGGCCATTCTCTGATTGCTTGGTCAAATGCAGTGGTGATGTTCTCAGTATTAACAAGGCGTTCTTTCTCATTTCCATACTTAGTCTTGATTGTGCAACAAGCCTGACGCTCAGTAATGACATCGTAGTAGCTGGACTTTTGGTTATCTACAATAAAACTAAGTTGTCCGTAGTTTACGTCAGATTGCCAAGGCAAACGCTTCTCAGCAAGTTTGCTGTAACCTGTGGGCGGGAAGGATTTATAGGCTTTGTAAATCCTAATTCTTTTATTTTCCCTGCCGATATTAGCCAACCTAAGATTGTTAGCTATATTCCAACAATGCGAGGCGTTGGAGATTCGTGTTTCTGGTGGCTTGCCATTCTCATCAAGAGTGGCTAAAGAAAAATTATCATTTCCGATTGAGAGCATAGGATTTTATATTTATCGGTTACGATAGTGAATTCAAGACGTTTCTTCGTTTGTTACATGAACTACACCCGCGAGCCTTATGCTCAAGTTTAGTTCCCAAAACCTTGTCAGTAACCGCTGCTACTGTATGAATGGCTTGTGCAATCTTATCTCCAAGTCCATCGCTATACCAGCACCGATCACTTGGTTGACGCTGGCAGGTTTGATCTTCTACCATTTGCTCGATGTTACTTGGAAGCTCAACGCCGTTGGAGCGGTAGTCTTTCTGGATGTTCTGCATCAAGCTACTCCATGTGCTTCCGTAAACAATCGCGGGAAAGGTCAGCTTATCACGCTTAATCTCATAGCGGAAATACCAGCCCCCGACTGGTGCTAGATTTTTGTTTTTCAGTTTCATCTTGCCTTTCATCCAAAAATATATTTTCTTATTGATATGTCAAGAGTTTTTTCTTCAAACAAAGGTATTCGTCGTTACGGAATTCAATTCCCAGAAAACATGGATGACCTTGGTATTGAGTTATACTGCTACGCTATAAGTCGAGGTGAATACGGAAAAGACTACTGCAACAAACAGAAAATAAACCTTTCTGATTTTAAATTACTATCTCCATCTGAACATTTTCTTAATGCTGTTAAACTTCAATGGCCGACTGAAGTTTCTATTTACAATAGAGGATATACAAATACCCAATTACTTAGGACGCTGGATGAGTTGTGTTCCAATACTGACATCTGTTTAGCTGGATGCGCATCAGCAGGCAAATCATTCCCAGTAGGGCTTTGGGTTTATTTAGATTGGTGTTCTGCTCCGCATTGCACTTCTTCTTGGGTGGCCACTACTACTCTCGGTGCATCCGAAGATCGTATCTGGGGTATCATCTCCAAGCTATACAAGTGCGCCCGTGTCCAGATAGGTAAACTTATCGACTATCGTCACATGATCGTATGGGGTGGCGCGACCAACGATGAAGATAAGGACTATCGAAATGCTATCAAAGCCTTAGCGTTTCAATCAGGTAACGAGGGCCAGAAAGCTATTGATACCACCCGTGGTCGTAAGAATGATCGAGTTCGTCTTGCTTTGGATGAGTTGCCCGAAATGGAACTAGGCGCGATTACCGCTAAAGTAAACTTATCAGCAAACAACGATGTAACTTTTATCGGTATCGGAAACCCGTCCGCTGGGGACAATCCTCACACCCGTTGGGCTATGCCTAAAGATCAATCCAACTTCGATTCTGTTTCTCCAGATATGGATAAGTGGGAAACCGGAACTGGGGTTTGCTTGTTCTACAATGGTATGCGCTCGCCCAACTTTGCCGCGCCTGCTAACGAACCATCCCCGTTCCCGTTCCTCATGGATCGTAAGAAACAGGAAATTATGCTCAAACAATGTTACGGAGACGAGAATGCCATTGACTATGTTCGTAACGCTATTGGTTGGTGGCCGAAGTCTGGATTCGCTCAGACAATCATAACCGCCGATCTCATCCGTAACGCTGATACCAACGAAGAACCACTTTGGGATTCCGAAGGGTTTACTAAGATAGCTGGCTTCGATACCGCATTTACAGTCGGAGGCGACCGATGCGTTCTGACTATCGCTAAACTTGGCTTTGTCCGTGGCACTCGCAATCGTGTAATGTGGTTGGAAAGTCAGAAGGTAATCCAGCTATCCGCTAATGCCGCTGCTGAGTTTGAAATCCAACTTGCCACTGAAGTTGTTTCTTTATGTCGAGCCGCTGGTGTCCAACCATCTAAATTCGGTATGGACGTGTCCGGTGATGGCGGTCGAGTCGGGCAAGCTATTATTCGTGAGTGGCTACGCTTTGACGCTTCTGGAGTCGCTATCGCTCTTATCTCATCTATGGGTAAACCTACTGACCGGATCGCGGCAGATGTAGATAAACGCCCGTGTAAGGATGTTTATGATAGATTGGTCAGTGAATTCTACTACTCAGCCTATCACGCCTTTAAGAGCCGCGTTCTTTTTGGCATAGATCCTGCTTCGGATTTGGCGCGGGAACTTTGCTTGCGCCGATACACGATCAAGTCTAAGAAGATTTCCATTGAGACTAAAGATGAGCTTAAGGGAAGAACTGGTTACTCTCCAGACATTTCGGACAGCCTAATATATTGCCTCGAAATGGCGCGGCGCAATGGACTTGTTTTTATCGGAAACGATAAACCAGTTCCAACTAACCGATTCTGGGCGCGGGATGAAAAGCCCGTCGAATCATTCTCTGATGACGATGCTTACTCGTCAGACGATAATGGAGATTGGTAAATACTGGGCCAAGACGTTACTCTTGGTCATGGTTTCGGTGACGGCCCCATGTATTGCCGTTTGGCTCTTTTTGCCACTCAAACAAGACTACTTCAAAGCTCGTAGTTAGCTACATGACTCCATGCTTCCCAGTAAAAAGGAAGGCCGGGTTAACTCAGCATTATTGAATCACTCAGAGATTAACTTAAGAGTATTAACCTTACGCATGATTCTCAGCCGCCGACCATATAAATAAAGCCAATTGAGGTAAGCCTTTGTTGCGCTTCCCCACAAAGCAGGGTATAATCTACGCTTACAGGACAAGAGACGACTCCCATTTCCCTCAACCAGCTAAAATGTAAAAGATCAATCTAAAATTCCTTCAAGTTCCAA